GCGTCGTATCGCATTCTTAGAATCTAAAGCAACTGCTTCAAGCAAGAAGACAGAGATTGCAGCAGCAAAGGCTGCTATTGCTAATTACAGGAACGTCATCAATAAGATGGCTAGTAACAAGCAAGTTATTGTTGATGCTGACAACGCAGTTGCTGCAGCATATCAGAATATCGACAATATTCTTAATGAACTAGGTACAACGCTTAAGCAACAAGCAGATGTATTTGGCAAGACAGAGAAGTTTAAGAAACGTTACTATTCTAGAGAATCACAGTATCGTATGGTTAATGGTCAGTATATGGCAATTGATTCATTTGTAACTGGAGACAAGAACTTTAGCGCAGCAATGCGTGCTGAAACTAGCAACGCACGTACAGCAGATATTAACTTCTTAGGTGAACTATCTGTAGGAACTCGCAAGTCTCTTATTGAGCGTAAGGTTCCATTAGATGTAGTACGCGTATCAGACCCACTATACTTTGGTGAGTTAGAATACATCGCTAACCGTGTAATGCGCGGAGACCCACTTATTGACTTAATCTTAGGTAACACACCAATTGGTGAATTGCAACGTTGGGCAAATAGCAGTGCAGGTCTATCTTACTTGCGTTCATTTGATGTATTTGACCCTAAAGAGTTTAATTCATACCTTGCAGATAAAATTGCATTGGTTAACCGCACATTTCCATCATTTGAGGCACGTGCAGCCATACTTCAACGAGAAGTAACAGGACAAGAACTACAGAAGTGGCTTGCGCCCTATGTAGATGAACTCTACGATATCGTACCAAGTAACTATAACTATGGTTCAGCCAACCTAGGTGTTGGCAGATATGCTGAGTTGAGTAATGCTGTTAACAACTTTAGTGCAACGATTTTCCGTAAGATGGCTAGTGCTGAAAACCCTATCCGTAATGCGTTCTTTGATAACGTTGCATTAGATGCAATGGCCCGCAAAGCAGAGTACATGATTCAACAAGGTATCGAAATGACACCTGCACGTTGGAATGCACTTCGCCAGTCTTCTGGCCGTGAGGCAATTCAAGAACTCGAAAAAACTGTTTACACAGTACGACGCGAAAACCGCTTGTTACACAATGCACGCTTTGCCGTAGCATTCCCAACAGCAACAGTTAATGCTTTTTACCGCTATGGTCGACTTGCAGCGAAGAACCCTGTTCGTGCTACACAGTTTGCATACAACTACGGACGAGTATTTCAGAACTTTGGCGTAGATGAGAATGGTAATCCAACTCAAAATCTAGCAGATATGACGCACTTAATCCTTCCAGGAACCAAAGAAATGGGTCTTGGATATATGGATGAAGGTCTTGCATTAAATTCAAAGTCTCTTGGATTCTTACTTAACCAACCATCTCCATCATTTATCACAGCACTATCTGTTGGTAAACTAATGCAAAACTTCCCTGGTACCGAAGAAGGTATCAAAGAAGCGCTGACTGTTAATGGAACTAATTATTTTGATATTGTCTTTCCTTACGGAGCGCCAACATCTTTAACTAAGCAGTTGACTCCACCATGGGCTAACTCGCTATGGAATGCTGCAACTGGTAACCCAGGCAAGGCAGACTACCTAGCATCATGGCGCTCAGTCTATAACTACCACAAGATGTTGGTAGAGATGGGCGTTACAGATAAGTTCCCATCAGATGCAGAGATTGAAAGAGAAGTAAAGGCTCTATGGGCTGAAAAGTTTATTTCAGGCTTTGCTTCTGTTACTGGTGTACCTTTTAAGGTAGAAACCAACCCTATGCGTATGTCAACTAACTTGTACTACAAGTTGCTTGAGAAGTACAATAAGATGGGTTACGGGACACAACAGGCACGTGATGCTGCAGGCGATGAAATGCTTGCTATCATGGGTCCTAAGTTTATGCTTGACCGTATTACTTTTACTGGTTCTACAAAGAACATCAGTATCCCAGCAACATACGAAGCATACCAGCGTGTATTTGAAGATAACGATGAACTCGTTGGCAAACTTGCTTCAATTGAAAAGGGCGATGTTGGATTGGTAAGTCTATTGACTGCCGACCTCAGCAGAGACCCAGCAGAGCAGTCAAGCAACATTCTTGCTATCTTAAGTAATCCTAGTCTTCAACTTCCTGGTACTAGCAAGCGTATTAATGACTTTAAGTTAACACCTCAAGAAGTTGAGCGTGAGCGCATGAAGCAACGTACATGGGACCAGTACAACCTGGTTCGTGATGCACTAGAGGCTAAGATTACTGATGGTAAGACATTACGTGCTCACCCAGAACTAAAGGCTCCATTGGAGCAATTGGTAGAGTCTACATTTAAGAATCAAAGCCAAGCATGGTATGATGAATATCAACTATCTGCTAGTGGAGATACATCTTACAAGTATGCTCGAGCATTGACTCTTATTACACAGGACCCTAAGTTTATGGGCAAGCAACAGAACAATCAGTTCTGGAAAGATACACAGTTGTTCATGAAGGCAAGAAGTATCTTTGTTACATTCTATCAGTCACTACCTGATTATGACCCACGTAAGGCTGTAATCCGTGATGGATACAACCAGTGGGTTGCTCAGTATGTGAAGCAGTGGGACCCTAACTTAGAGACTCTAATCAAGAACTACTTTGACAATGACAGTTTGAAGGCGGTTAACTAATGGCAGACAGAGACAAAGACGGTATTCAAGATAATATTGATATCGATGGTGGTAGCGGAACTAATAAGCCAGTTTCTGGCACTCCTAATCAGGATGCTCAAGATGCCTCTATTTTGGCTAGCATCGCGCCATTCTTGGCAACTCTACTTGCACAAGATACTGGCAAAGGTGGTCCAACAGACACATCACAGTCTTCAACTCAAACATCTGTTACTAAACTAACATACAACTCAGCCAAGGCGCTTCTTGAAGCAGCCATGAAAGAGGCTGACTTTGTAGGTAAGTTAACATCAGATGACATCAAAGCATTCATGGGTGAGTTTGAGACAGAGCAGAATAAGCAAATCGAAAAGATTGTTACATCTGCTCGCACAAAGATTACACCAGGAGCAACTGCAGAAGCACAGAAGAAGATTGTTGAATCTGTTGCTCGTCAAGAGTTTCCATCATTCTTTAAGCCTACTGACTTTGCCAAGAACTTTATCTATTCAAAGATTGACTTTAAAGACCAGACTAAGTTAGGTGCTAAAGCACTAGATGCTTTTGCTAAGGTTCGTGGACTTGTAGACGCATTCCAACTTCTTGGTGTTACTGAGAATGATATGCGTATCGCAGCCAAGGAAATTGCAATGGGTAACAAGACTGTTGAAGACTACAATGTAGAACTACAGCAGATTGCAAAGAAAGAATACCCACAGTTTGCAGACCGCTTTGACAAAGACCCAACTTTAACTACATATGATATCGCTTCTCCTGTTATCAATATGTTGGCAAAGACATGGCAGATGGACCCAAAGACAGTTAAGATGGACAACCCATTTGTAATGTCTTATCTAAACTATGCTGGTCCAGATGGCAAAGGAAAGCAACCTTCATATTACGATTTACTACTTAAGGCAAAAAATGACCCTAAGTATGACCTCACACAAGAAGCAAATGAAAACGCACGCGATGCAGCAGTAGAACTTTCAAGAGCGTTAGGATTTGGAGTATAATGGGTGCATATGAGCAAGCAGCAGAAGCGCGTATGGCCGCTGCTAAAGTTGCAGCAGAAAAAGCAGCAGCCGATGCAAAAGCAGCAGCAAAAGCAGCAGCAGATAAAGCAACTGCAGCCGTTGTAGCAGCAGGTGGTTCTTCAACCGATAGAGCAAATCGTCTTCCTGGCGAAACTGCAGCACAAGCAAATGCCCGTATTACTGCTGCCTATAAAGCGCAAGCAAAGCCAGAGTTAACTCAAGAGGGTAAAGCAGCAGGAGCAACAATTGAATTTGTTCGTACTGGTGCAGGTGGAGTTGGAACATACAAAGAAGTATTCCCAATGGGTACACCTATTCCAGATACACGCACAACTACGTCTGGCAATGTTTATGATGCAAGTGGTAAACTTGTATCTGGAACGGGATTAAAAAGTACGACTGGAACTACAACACTAAAGCCTGGAGACCCAGGCTATGTTGCGCCAAAGGTACCAAAGTTTGGCGAACCAGGATATGTATTAAAGCCTGGAGACCCAGGATATGTAACACCAAGCGATGGTGCTGGTACCCCAGATAGACCAATCGGCACTCCTCCAGCATTCGTATATGACCCAGTATCTAAAACTTATAAAATGCCAGCCAAGCCAACAAGTGCTGGTAATTGGGTGTGGGATAATACAGCAGGATGGACAAATAGTCTTATTAACCCAGGTTCTACTGGCTTTGAAACAGGCAGTGAAAGAACGCTTGCTTTAGATACATTCAAGAATACGCTAGCGCTATCCTTTGGTGCAGCGGAAATATCTAAGCCTTGGGTTAATGCAATCTTTAATGTTGTATCTGGTTTCTATAAGACTGGCTCTACAATTTCTGAGTCTCTTAACCTTGCTTTAATGGATGCACGCAACAAGCCAGAACTCGCAGAGTTTACAAAGCGCTTTGCTGGAGTATACGCACTACAAGACCGTCTTGCAAAAGGCGAAGCAATTGACGTGCCAACAATCGCAGAGTTCTTTAAGTCAGAAGTAGAACTAGGTAACAGACTACGTGAAGTAGGTCTTGGTGACCTAGCAACACAGGAAATCCTTGGCGAAGTTCTAGGAACTGGCAAGTCAGTTGCTGCAACACTTAATATTGTTAATGATGTCTTTATGGCAATCGATAACGCACCAGAGCAACTCAAGAAAGATTTACAGGTTGTTGCTCCAGGAATTGACAGAACATCTATTGCTAAAGCATTGCTTCTTGGACAAAGAGGTGCAGAGGCGCTACAGAAGCAAATCAAAGAAGTTAGCGTTCTATCTGCTGCTAAGTCACAAGGACTTTCCATTAGTAACGCACTTGCTGCAGACCTTGCTGCAGGTGGTGCTGAATATGGAACATCACTTACAAACTTTGGTAAGGTTGCTCAGGGAGCAGCCCCTCTACAGAAGTTAACTGAAATTAGAGAGCAAACAGAGTAATATAATAGAATCCTGAGTGGACCCATCGGCCCCACCAGTGTAATAGACCGACAGTAGGAGCCAGACCATTTCCCCGAATGGAATCTGTGGCCTGCGAACTAACTACGAATAGAAGGGTGGCGTTGCTATGAGCAACAACTACTGGGACGACGAAGACGATGACCTAGATACAATCGAAGAAGCACCAATGGATGGAAGCGACTTACTTAAAAAGTTGCGTAAAGCCAAGCGTGCAGACGAGAAGCGTATCAAGGAACTTACAGAGCAACTTGAAGGATTCTCCAAGGCGCAGCGTGAGGCAATTGTTAAGTCGACACTAGAAAAGAAGGGTGTCAATCTTAAGGCAGCCCGTTTGGTAATGAAGGACTTGGAAGACATTAACGAGGAGTCAGTTTCTAACTGGCTTGATGATAATGCTGACCTCTTCGGACTAACGGTTGCAGAAGATTCAAATGTGAGCCAGCAAGACCGCGCAGCGTTGCGTAATCAAGACATGGTAACACAGAATGCTTTGACACCAGACCGAGCCAACGATATTGAATACAGAATGTCCCAAGCAACATCCGAAGAGGATATTCTAGCAATTCTACCACTCTTGGTGGTACAGTCGGCGGTGCAGGTCTTGTACAGAAGGCGTATGACCGTCTTCTTGAGTTCGCTCTCCGCGCCGAACCACTAATTCGTTCAGTCGCAGACAAGACTCCAGCACAGCAATCAATCCCAGGTTCAACAGTAGTTCTACAGAAGTACGTTGACCTAAACGCAGTAACAGACACACTTACAGAGACTGTTGACCCAGATGCAGTAGCATTGTCAACACCTAACACAGTTACAATTACTCTTAACGAGTACGGTAACTCTGTTCTTGTAACACGTGCTTTGGAACTATTCTCACTTGCAGACGTTGACCCAGCAATTGCTAACGTAATCGCTTTCAACCTTGCAGACTCAATCGATAAGGTTGCGATGACTACACTTAACGGTGGAAGCAACGTAATCTACGGTGGCTCAACTGCTACATCAACAGCAACAATTACTGCTGCTGCTACACTAGACTCAGCAGACATCCGCAAGGCTGTTGCTAAGTTGCGTTCAAACAAGGCTGCATACCGCAAGGGTTCACTATACTGGACAGGTATCCACCCAGAAGTTTCACACGACCTTCGTGCAGAGACAGGCGCAGCAGGATGGCGCGACCCACACAATTACTCAGCACCAGATAACATCTGGGCAGGAGAAATTGGACAATACGAAGGCGCGTTCTTCGTAGAGTCACCACGCTTGTACTCAACAAAGTCAGGTGCAGACCAGACAGCATTGACAACAACAGCAGTAACAGTTGCAGGAACATCAGCAGGATTCACATTCGGCGTTGCTTCATCATCTGTTATCGCATCCCGCGCTGAAGTTGGCGATAAGATTTCAGGAACTGGTATTGCTTCAGGTGCTAAAATTACAGCACTTGCAACATCAGGTTCAACAACAACAATTACTGTAGATACTGCTAACACAGCAGCAGTTACAGCAACAACAACAGTTACAGTTACACCTGTAACTCGCGTATTCTCTACAATTGTATGTGGAAAGCAAGCAATGGCTCAGGCTGTTGCAGAAGAGCCACACACAGTTATCGGACCAGTCGTTGACAAGTTGATGCGTTTCCGCCCAATGGGTTGGTACGGCGTACTCGGCTTTGCACGCTACCGCGAAGAAGCACTGTATCGTATCGAAACAGGCTCATCAATCGCTGCTCTCTAGTAGTTAATTGACGCTGTGGCAGGGGGGAAACTCCCTGTCACGGAGTAAGTTCAC